CGCTCTGCTGCGCCCATCCCGACGCGGCGGAGAGCAGGAACACGACAGCGAGCAGTAGCTTCTTCATCTGGATCTCCTACTAAGAGGGCGACGCAATCATCACTGGCGGCGCAGGAGCCGGCCAGAGATGTGCCCACTTGGTGTGATTACAGTGAGCGCACGACGGAACGAGATTGCTCAGCGCGTGCGGACCACCCTTGGAAATGGGCACGACGTGATCCCAGTGCTCATACGGACGATCTTGGCAATAGGCACAGAGGAAGCCGTAGTCGGCAAGTTTCGCCTCAAACATGGCAACATCGATTCGCTCACACGGCAATGCCTTGCGCCGCGCCCAGTATCGCTGTTTGATCTGGATGCGAACCAGCGGATTCTTGGCGGCGTAGTCATCGTTGTACGCCCTCACCTTCTCGCGATTGGCTACGCGGTAGGCTCGCATTGTCTCCCTCCGCGTATCCGGATTCCTCATCACGTACAACCGTGACCGCACGAGATGTTTCGATCTGACTCTGCCACGGTTCTCCGAATTCCACTTGCGCTTGTACTCTCCGTGGCACGCCTTACAAAGCGGCGCTGGCTGTCCCTGCTGGCAGTGCGACGGAAGAATTCCTCCAGCGGTTTCGGTTGCCGACAGGTGATGCAGGTCTTCATTTCCTATAGAGGACAATGCTGGCGTTCAGACTTTCGTCAGCTCCATCAATATCGTCCCCGGTTCCGAATCGGAAGCCCATCCGGCAGAACTGGTACGGGAGCTGTGTCAGATCGACGCTCTCCGTCATCGGGGCCTGCGCGACTCCGGTGGCGGTGGTGAACGTACTCATCTGCACCCACGGGGTCGTCGGGAAGTCAGGCTGCTTCGAGTCGGTGCACTGGAGGAGCGTCACGACTCCCCCGGTATCCGCGTTCGCATCCACCGACCAGTTCACGAGGAGGGTGTCGAAGCCGGAGACGGGGATGAACATCTCCTGCGCCGGGTTCGTCGAGAACCAGAACTTCTTGTAGGCGAAGGTGACGCCTGCCGTCGGGATGTTCATCGCCTGATTCACGGTGATCGAGTTCGCGGAGGCCCTGGCCGTCACCTTGCGCTCGTAGGTCTTGCCGCCGAGTGGGATCAGGAGAAGGTCGCCTACTGCTACGTTCTGGAACGAGCCGGCCGACCCGACACTCGTCACCGTCGTCGAGGACGCCGCCGAGGTCGTGATCGGGAGGTTGATCGGGTACGAGCCGAAGGGATCGACCCCCTGTTCTCCGAGCGGGCCGAGTTGCGTCAGCCGCCCGTACATCGGCCACCCGTTCACCGAGTTCACGCCCGCATAGCCGAGGAGGAAATACTCGTCGGACTCCCCGGTCATCACGCCGGTCGTGATGCTCGTGACCTCCTTCATGTAGGCGTCCATCCCGTCCGTGCACGTCAGCGTCTTCACGCCGTCGTCGTCAGCGGCGGTCCACGCCGACCATGTGCACGTCTTCGTCCCACCGAGACAGCCGATCCCGTTCACCGTGATCGTCCCGGCCCCGACCCCCATGTTCGTGTCGGAGATCGTCAGGTTGAGGAGGCGACAGGTATCGGGCTGGGCGGTGATCGTGTAGTTGGCGGCGGCGACCGAAGTCCCGTTGTCCACTATGACTCCGCCGGCCGCTTCGACGACTTGATTGTCGTCGGCCGCCTCGCCGTCCATGTCCCAGGCGTAGGCGAGCGTCGCCGTCTTGCGGATCTCCTGAGCGTTCGCCGAAACGACAGGAAGGAGCGCGGACAGTGCCAGCGCCCCGAGGATGAGCTTCTTCATGGTTCCTCCTTGTGGCGCTGTCTAGCGCGTTCCATCACTCGACCCTTCCCTACTTCTTCGCTTCCACTGCTGTCACCCTCGCAACCTGTGCGTCCGACTCCGCGCGCGCCGAAACTGCCCGTTCTATGTCCTTCTCCGAGCCTGACCGCTGGGCCAGGATGCCTCGCACATCTGCGAGCTCCCTGAGCACCTCACCGTAACGCCCGTCCACCAAGATGCTGATGTTGTCCACCTTCTTGTCGGTGGAGACGGACTTCATTGCGGCAACTGCGGAAGTGAGCACCGTGATACCCCCGGCGATCACCGCCGCCGCGACACCGATTTGCTCAGGGCTCAGCAGCCTGAGATGGACGGAGGCAACCGCAGCAACTCCACCGAGCGCCGCCGTGCCAGCAATGACGCGCTTTGAAGTCATTGAGAAATCTTCCTCAAGAGCGTGAGGATCTGCTGTATCTCGCCGTTTGGTATTCGCTCCGAAATGGACTTGCTCTGCCCCTTGACCAATGCAACCTCGGCCATGATCTCTCCGTGCGCCTCGGCGTTCGCAACCGCATCCTCGCGGGCCTGCTCAATAGCCTCGTCGATCTTCTTCGACAGCCCACCGAGACGGTGGTAGACCACTTCCCAGATGATTGCCACGGTAGTCCCGAGAACCGCTAATAGGCTCCCAATTATCCATTTGGCGACCTCGGGATTCGCCGCGATAAAGGAGTCAATAGCCAATGTGAAGATCACCTAGTCCTACCGCTTCTGCGCCGCGGCCTTGGCGTCGACGATCTTCTCGGCGGCAACGATCTTCGCATCCTCGACCAGCACGCCCGCGTCCATCTTCGCCGTCTCAATCACTCGCTCCTCCGCAGTCCAGACCGTGCGGTTCGGAGAGATGATCGTCGTGTTGGACTTGAACGTCCCCCAGAATGCGATGAAAAACGCGGTGGCGATCCCGCTCCACTCCGCTCCCGTGATGGTGCTGTCTTGGAAGGCCGCAGCAAGGACCGGGCTCGCGGCGCCGATCCCATACGTCACAGCCACGATGATTCTCTGAAACATCGGACTAACCTCCACCGAGCGAAGCCCGGCCAGTTTCGACGTGATAAATCCAAGCGCGAGACGAAGCCGAAGGGACAGACCGGCAGGGCGCGGGCCGTAGCGGGCCGTCGTGATGTTCACGGCGATTTTCTGCGCTACGAGGATGTCGCTCCCCTTCGCGCGCAGTCGCTCGAAGCAGGCTTTCCACTCCGCGTCCCACTGTTCACGGGTCATGCCGTGCTCCCAACCGACCGAGTAGACGATCACCGCCACGAACGGAACGGCGGCACCGACCACCCACCCCCATTCGATTTGCACGACGAAGTGAGCGCCGGTCACGATCCAGAACACGACGAACGTGACCCGTCGCGCCGGTCCCCACGTCCGCTCCGGTGGACGAAGCGCGAACACCCGCCAGGTCCACTCGCTCAGTGTTCCCCCGCGCTTGCGAATCGCTGCGGGCACTTCGACCAGCAGGAACAGACCGAGCCACGCGAGCCAGGGCCAGTCCTTCACGCTCACTCAAGCCGCCTCCGATCCCTCGCGCGTGTCAGTCACCGCAGGCCCACCCTCGGCGGTCCAGGCCGATGCGGCTGATCGAGCCCAGTGCCCGGAGGAGTCGCGCCACCCTTCGTGAGCAGTATGTCCACCGGACCCGCCGGGATTCGAGTACCCTTGAACAGATTCAGGAGCCAGCGCAGCCAGCCCGGTACGTTGAAGCTGCGGATCACGTCTCCCACCGGAATCGTCGGCCTGTCGTTGCTCACGTCAAGTCTCCCGTACCCCCGCCCTCGACGGCGACTCCCCGCGAGATCCGGAGCGTCTCCTGCTCGGCTTCGGCAAGGCCGCGGACGTAGGCGATCTCCTCGTCCACCGACGCAACGATCTGATCGAGGATCAGGAGCTTACCCTTCGTCTCCTTCCGCGATGCCGTCGGGTTCGACGCCAGCGTCTCAATCGCGTCCTCGCGCATCCGCCGAAGGATCCTTTCCAGGGCCATGAAGCCCATGCTGGTGCGGATTTCCTCCAGCGCCCGCGCATCGACACGCCTCTCGAAGTCATCCACGGGGCGGTCCCCCTTGCGGCATCGGCCGCGGCTGTGCCTTCTGCACCTGTGCGGCCACCTCCAGATCGCCCATCTGCGACGGCTGGAGGCCGACGCGCTGCTCCAACTGCCGCTTCACGTCCGGGGGCGTGTCACGGTACTGGATAGTGGCCTCCGGGCCGGGCTCCTGCGGCGGCGGCTGCGGGTTCTGAAGCTGCTGGATCCCCTGCTGGAACTGGAGCGCCTGGAGTTGTGCCTGAGCCATCGAGTTGGACAGCGCCAGTTGCGTCGCCTGCGCCACGGCCTGATCGCCCTCGGTCGTCAGGGCCTCCTCGACGCCCTTCTGCCCCAGCGTCCGGTACATGCGGCGGAGGAGGTTCCGGATCTCGACCCCAGACAGCGCCGGCACCCCAGGAGCGACTTGGATCGAAGCCCCGAACTGCGTGAAGTCCTTGATCTGCTGGGCGGCGAGTTGGAGATCCCGCGTCCGTGACGCCCCCGTGAACTTGATGTCCATCGTGAGGGCTTCCACGAACAGTTCCTTCGTCACTTCCTTGTCGGCCCACGGATCCGCCTCGTTCGCCCCGACCATCTTGGCTCGGAGTTGCGCGAGGCTCTGGTCGTCGGAGGGCCACTTCTGGCCGATGAGGGCGAGGCTCTGCGGGATGATCGGGTTGAACTCCTCCTCAAGCCGCACCGTCCTCTGCGTGTGCCTGACAAGGGCCTGAGTGAGTCGCGCCTGGGCTTCCGTCGCGGAGACGCGCCCCACCTGGGCCTGCTGGCCTCTCACGTTTTCACCCGTCGAGAGGATGAGGTTCTGATCCTGAAGGATCATCTGCGTGACTTGCACCAGCTCCGCGAAACCGCTCGGAGGGTCGATCGCACGCTGGATGCCGCCGGGCTCGTTCACGTCCAGCACCATCCCCGGTTGCCACTGCTTCTGCATGTCGGCCAGCCCCATCCCGCGCTTCTTCAGCAGGATCGGCATCACCGAGATCAGCATCATGTCGAAGAGGAGGTCGCGGAACTTCACGCGGTCCCCGAACAGCTTCTCCATCTGGGAGTAACTCGACATGCCCAAGGCGCGGCCGGCGAGAGGGATGTTCCGGATCGGCACGAAGGGGAGCTGCCCGTGCCAATACGGGTGAACGTCGGGCCGCTTGTTGACGATCGCGGTACGGTTGACGACGGTGCAGAAGGGGAGGTCTTCCTTGACGCGCCAGAACTCCAGCACCTCCGCCCCGTTCTTGAAGATGGGGTCGTTCTCTTGGAACGTCAGCCCTTGGCGGGCGGCGATCTCGCGCTCCCACTGTGAGAGCCGCTGCTGGTCGCCTCCGCCCGTCCCTCCCTTGCACTTCGCGAGGTTCTCGGGATCGTACCGCTTGCCCTCCTCCGGTCCCGCGTTCTTCTCAAGCCACGCCCACGGCTTCAGGACGCGCTTGATGAAGACCTCCTGCTCCGTCCAGTCCTCAAGGAAGGGGTCGAAGTAGTAGTCGTAATCCGAGTTCCGCGCCCACCACGGTCCCCGGTACTGGACGACCTCGCGAGGGCCGTACTGCGGCGGCTGGATGCCGAACTGCTGCGTCCAGAGCGCGAACTGATCCGGCATGTTCACGGCGTCCGGTGGCGGAGGGGCGCCCTGCTTCATCACCTCGTTCACGGCGATGTCGTACTTGACCTTCTCGTCCTTGGTCGGAGGCTGCACCGCCTTGAACGAAAGTTCCCGCCAGCGGGGCTCGATGACGGTCCAGCCCTGGTAGGACACCTTGCGAAGCGCCTGCTCCTGCCCATACGTCCAGCTATTCCCGCGCTGGATGTAGTCCACGGCGTTCGTGAAGCCGCGCGCCTTCCACTCATCCTCGGAGCCGACACCCTCGGCCGTGACTGTCGGCGTCTGCGAGTTGAGGATCGAGATCCAGACGGCTACCTCCGTCTCGGTCTGCTGGAAGGGGTCGCCGAGCCAAGTGTTTGATCGCCACTTCTCGTTCTCGCGCCTGGGATCCTTGCGCTCTCCGAGGTAGAGCCGCGTGTAGCGACTCATCGAGTGCTTGATGGGATCGAGCTGCTTGGCGTAGAACTCGAACTGTTCGATGAGCTTTGCGAGGAGATCCTTGTGGGCCTTGTCGTCCGTGGAGCCAAGAACCGCTACAGGCATCCGATCAGTCCTCCCGCTCGAAGACGCCCGTCTCCATCTGCCCTAGTCTCACGCGGCACCGTCGTAGATTGCCGTGACCAGGAGCAGGGACGCGCCGAGGTACCGCGCCGCTTCGGCGTTGCGCCTGCGAACGAGCCCGCGCTGGCGAACCTTCGCAGCGAATACCCACCGAAGGAACTGGTCCGCGGCGTCCTGGGTCGCGCCCGAGTTGACGCGCTTCAACAGCGTGGAGCGCGAGAACGCTCCCACCCCCACGTTGAACGCGAAGCTCCCAAGCGCGTCTGCCTCGGGGTCGGTCAGGTCCACCGTCACGAGAGCCTGCATCCCGGCCTCGCGCTCGGCGATGTCCGCGACGAGAAGCGCGTCAGCCTGACGCTGCGTGATCGTGACGCCGATCCCTTCGCCGGGCTTGATCGCGTGGCCCCAGCCGATTGTCGCCACGCCGCCAGCATCAGCATACCGGCGCAGTCGGCACGCCTCGAAGAGCCGAATCATCGACACGCCGGTTTCAGTCATCGGAAGCCGATCGTTAGATAGCCCTCGGAGTCCTCGTAGGCGTGGGGAACGAAGCCCTCCTCGGCGATGATGAGGTCTTCCGCGGTGGACCCAGGCTCGGAGTCTCCCATCCTACCCTCGGGCGCACGGGTATCGACAGATAGCGCCCATCATCAGAGTAAGGCGCTGACGCTATACCACTGCGGCAGAAGCCCTTGAGTGAGAAGCCCTTAGCCGGGCCGCGTGCCTCCACGACACCGACCATAGCGTAGCGAGCCTCCGGCACCCCAGAGGGGATGTCTGGATGGCGAGCACCGCCTCCGGGGTCAGCCGGACCACCGGGAACAGGTAGAGATGCTCCGGCCGGCAGCAGTCGCTCCTGCGGCACCGCTGCCTCACCTGGGCGTTCGCCGGGATCGGGCCGAAGGCCAACTCCCAGGCGACGCGGTGCGCGCTTCTGAGGCGCCCGTGGACCCTCACTCGGCCATATCCGAGGGCGTCCACGCTCCCGCACCAGATCGCGCAGGAATCCGGGGAGTCGTCCTGATAGGCGATGTGGGACCAGAACCTCTCGTTCACGGGGTCAACCCAGAGGCTCCACAAGCGATGCACTGCTGCTGCTCCGGGCACTTCCGCGCGCACTCCCTGTCGTCTTCGCAGATGTGAACCGAGACGTGTCCCGTCCCGGCGCACTCGCGACAGGGCTCGCCCGACTTCGCTGGGACGGCGAGCGGGAGCGGAACTTGATGGAGACAGCAGAAGCACTCGTCGTTCTTGGCGTCCCGATCCATCACGAATCCGCACGTCCGGCACGGCTTCCCCTGCACCGGGAACTGGAGAACGTCGCTCACTTCCGCAACTCCGCGAGCACTTCGTCGAGGGCCAGGACGGCATCGGCGCACCCTGCGGTTTTCTCGGAGGCGTAGCGGGAGCGCACGGACTCGACTGAGCCGCGGACCTTGGCTAGCATTTCTTCGGACCCGTTCGTGTGCCCGTCAATCCATCCCGCCTGCTCCGCCTCCCGCAGTAGGGTGGCGAGGCTGGCATCCAAGGCATCCGAGGAGATGCATTCAACCTGTTGCGCCGCGTCCAACCATTGCCGGGCTCTCTGGTCTGCCCAATCCGGCTCGCTCATCGCTTCCCCCTCGCCAGCGGCATCGTGTAGACCTTGGCCTTGCGCTTCCTCCTGAGAATCGCCGGCCGGTCGTACAGCGGCTTCAGCGGGCAGTCCTTCCCTTCGGTCATCCGCCGCTTCACCCGGTTCCGGTACTCCACGTCCTCGTAGAGCGCGACGTGGTGCGCCCGGCGGTCCTCGTCGTTCACGCGCTTAAGGTCGATGAACAGGGGAGGCCGGCGGTCCAGCCACAGCCACCGTGCCAGGATGGGAACCACTACTGCCGCCGCAATCCATGCTGGCCTCATAGCTCCCCTCCCGTCAGATACGAGTCCATCATCTCGATCTCGTCCCCGCCCAAGTCCAAGTGAATCTCGCCGTCCGGGCCGGGCGCGAAGTAGTCCGCGTGCTCCAGCGCCACCGTATTGACGAGCGCGTAGCCGAGAGCATCGTGGATGTGCGACCACTCCGACACCGCCGGCTCGTTCGGGTCCGGGTTCTTGTCCGTCCCCTTCGCGTAGACGATGCCACCTTGCGTGAACCCACGGATCAGGAAGGGGCACGCCGGGTCGATGAACATCCCAGGCAACCCATCGTTCCGGATCTTCGACAGGCCGCGGATGATCTCGTAGCGCGACTTCTTGAAGCTATACGGCGGCTGGATGAAGATGTCGCCGAGGGCCAGGATCTCCGCTGCCACCTGTGGCTCTCCGGCCTTTGTGAGCCCAGGCCCAGGACGCACGAACTCGTGGCCTCCGCAGTCCACGAACGAATGCTTCCCAGTGAACCACGGCTGCGCCGGGTAGTCCGCGTCCTGCTTCAACTCGTTGAGGATCTCGTAGGCGCGGTTCGATCCGCTCGGCGTGTTGTGAGCCAGGAGCGAGTCGTAGGCGAGTTGCCCGCTGAGGTACTTCACTAGGTCGCGGAACACGAACATATCGGCATCGTTCGGGCTCAACTCACGGATGACCCAGACTCGACGCTGCCTCCGGTTATACTGAATCCAGCAACATGCCGGATTGCGGCGACCTGCATCCCACCCCCTGATGATCGGATAGTCGAGCAGATGCGGGATCGCCTTGACGTACCGCTTCGGGTTCTCAGCGAAGCCGGGGTAGAACGGTCGCCCCGCGTTGCTGCTCCGGTCGATCTTCATCTCCCGGCGGAAGTCGGCCATCGACGGGTACGGTTTCGCTGCCTCGCGCTCCCACTCCGGCGACCTCTTCGCCGGGTCCGCGATGTGCTCGATCCGGACGATGGTGACGTTCTTGCTCTCGTTCCTCCGGAGGCTGATCCCCTTGAGATGGACGTACTTCTTCCGGATCTCGACGAGGCGCGGATGGAGCGTGATCGGGTCGTCCTTCAGGTAGGACCGGAAGATCCGGGCGCCCTCGCCCCCAGATGCCGGCGTAGACCAGAAGATGACTTGCCCGGCGCGGGGCAGCATCGCTGTGAGGATGTCGGAGAGCGCGTCCTGAAACTCGGCCTCGTCGATGAGTCCGGTGTGATAGGTCTGCCCGCGGGCATCCGCCGCCGCCGCGTTCTCGGGCAGGCCCAGCATCGAAGCGCCCGTCTTCCCCCAGGTGATCTTGTTCTTCGGCTTCAGCGTGAGCGGCAGCGCGGCCCGGAGCCAGTCCGGCATCAGCATCCAGACCTGGCGGATCTTCTCGTCGAGCAGGAGCGCGGCCTCCTCCTCCTTGTGCTTGGAGAGCAGCGCCTTGTACGAGGTCGTGAAAGAGCCTTTCCACAGGCTCCTCAACAGAGTGACCGTCGAGACGATCATCTGCGAAGCCTTCTCCGTCTGGATGTACTTCTCCGACTCCATCACTTCGAGGTAGTAGTGGAGGTAGGAGAGATGCGACGGGAACGCCTTAATCGGGTTCCGCTTGTCCTTCTGGTCGATCGTGCGGATGATCGGCTCGTTCGTGTCGGGGTCGGTCCCCGTGAGGAACGTCCACGGGTCGCGGCTCCACAGGTCGAGGGCTTCGAGCCTCTGGTCCGTCAGGCGGAGTTCCGGGCGCTCGCGTAGATCCTCGTCTTCCTGCTCCGCCGATCCCGTCACCAAGTCGGCCAGCGGGTCCAGACTGTAGCGTCTTCCCATGCGAGCGATCACCCCCCTTCGCAGCCAGTTCCTTCCGCATCCGGCGGATGTCTTCTCCGAGGCGCCGCGCGATAGGGGCGACGGCGGTCTGCCAATCCCCGTGGAGCTTGCTCGCCACGGTCAGCACCTTGACCGCCTCCTCCAACGTGATGTCCGGGTCGCTCGCTGCCTCGATGAGCTTGGTCACGGTGGCCGCGAGGAGGCGCTCCTTGAACAAGACCTCCTCCGCGATCGTCTCGCCCATCTTCTGCACGTCGCCGCGCAGGGCCTTCGAGAGCGCGAGGAGTTCCGCCTTCGTGGCATCGTCGAGGAGCCGGAGGTTGTTCGCGCTGGCCGGCTCCTTGTCGCTCACGTCACGCTCGCGATCAGATAGTTGACCGCTTCCTCCGGCGACTCGACGATCTTCACCGGGCGCCCCTTCCAGTTCGCGACGAAATGCTGCTCGGCCGGCGTGAGCTTCTTCGCGGAGGGAACCTTGTCGCCATTTTTCAACTCGATCAGAAACGTCTCGCCGTGGAACCCACAGAGCAGATCGGGAAGTCCTGCGCCGGCTCCGCTCGTGATCGCCACCGATGCCCCGATCTTGCGAAGTGCCTGCACCACGCGGCCCTGGTTCTCGTCGATCCTGCCGGCTCGTCTCACTGATGGAGCCACCTTCGCAGCAGCCGCTTCACCCGCCACCACTTCACCCTCGGCGCGAGTTCCTCCTTCAGCCGGGCGACCGCGAGCTTCCGATCCAGCGCGTACATCTCGGCCGTCTGGATACGCTGCCGGGCGCCCTGCTGTGGCACGATCAGTCGGATCGTCACACGTCCTTGACGACGGTGTGCCCGTCCTCGATCACGGAGACGCGCTTCGGTGCCGCCGCCGGTGGAGGCGTCACGACCTCGGGCTCCCTCTCCGCCTCGCGCTTCGCGTCCGCGGCCTTCTCCCGAGCGTCCTCGCGGGCCTCGTCACGCTTCTCCTCGGCCTGATTGATTGCCGCCTCCGCCAGCCGCTCCGCCTTGTGCGCCTGAGTTTCCTTTGCCATCGTCATTCTCCCTTCTGAGCGTCCTTCCCATCAGCATACGCCTTGTGGCACTTTTCCCCGCAGACACAGACTTCCACCGTCCCGCCCTCGCTCTCCTTCATCCCGATCTCCCAGTGCGTCGCGTAGGCGTGGTAGAGCGCGATCTTCGCCTTCGGTAGCCGCCGGTTGCAGATGATGCAGCGGCCCCGAAGCGCACGCTCGACGAAGGAGGTGATGGAGTTCATAGCGGCAGCGGCCTCGACGCCGCGTGCGCGCACCGTGACAGGATCGACTCGACCCTCTCGCGATTTCGCCAGATCACCGTCGGATCCTTCGCGTACCCTCGCGAAGTGTAGAACTCGTCGAAGGTGGCGAAGTCCACGCACCGCTTCAGGTCAGCAGGGGTGAATCCCTCCGACAGACGCTTCGTGATCCGCGCCAAGATCGACGCTCGAACGCTCGGCAACCGAACTTGGCGCCCGCTCTTGGCCTGCCAGTAGGCGAGAACTTCCACGGCGAAGAGATCCTCCACCATCGCGCCCTACTTCTTCTTCAGGACCGCAAGGCACTCGTTGTGGAAAGCGCGGCCCTCGGCGTCCGAGACCGAAGGGGCCGGCACGTTGCACGCGCACCCCGCACACGGGGCGACGTTGGATGACTCGTCGTAGCGCATCGCGGCGCTTGACTTGTCGATGGGACTTCCAGCCGGAGTATTTCCGGCAAGTTTGTCGAGGGCGGAGGGCTGCGGGATCGTCTCCGCGTCGAGTATGGCCTCCTGCTCCTGGGGAATGTCGAGGCCCATGTCCACCTTCTCCTCGACCGCCAGGGCACGGGCCAACTCGGGCGACTTCGACTCCCACTTGAGCGCGACGAGCACCGCCGTCTTCTTGCACATCGCTTCGTAGTGGGTCTGCCAGGGGCCGGAGTTGCGAGCCTTGCTGTGGGCTCGATGCTCACGTTCGATCTTTCCAACCGAAAGGACTTCGACCTTCGCGGTCTTGTCCGTCCGGCGCACAATGCAGTACGCATGTGTAACCTTGCCGGGATCGTCGGCGCCGGAGTGTGGGATGTGCTTGAAGTGATCCTGTTCCACGTCTCGCCAGAACTCGAAGATGTCCTTCTCGTGGACGACATCGGGAATCACCGCAGAGATGCGCCCGGTACGTGTTGCCAGTTCACAGAGTCCCTGTGCTCCGACTTGGAAGGTGGCCTTCTCTCCGTAGGGGATGACGAACGCTTGGCCCAGGAGTCCGTCTGGAACGAGGCCAAGCTGCGCCGACTGGAGCAGCGCCGCCATGATGCTCTCCTTGGTGCAGCGGAGGAGGTTGGGGTTTTGCACCGCGGCGGTAAGTGCCACGCGGATGAAACGCTCCACGCCGATGTGCTGCGGAAGTGCCTGTGCGAAGGAACCCTTGTTCTGCTCCAGAAGTGCTCGGTACGAGACGCGCTGGTCAGACTGCTTAACGAGTTGTCCGCTGCTCATTCTTTCTCTTCTCCCTAAGTGTTCTGTTGAGTTCCAACTGACAGGGCCAGCAGTAGCGGTAACTGCGTCCGTTGAGACGTTCACTTGCCGCGGACCCTTCTGAGCACTCGGAAGCGCGTCTCTCGCGGTTCCGGCCTCGGCGGGTCGATACGAACCTGTTCCTTCCAACTCCAGCCGGACCCATCAGCGAGCACGCCGTAGGACGCCTCACCGATCGCCGCCTTCAGCGCGTTCTCCCTGGCTCGGATCTGGTCTTCGATGGCCTTTGCCTGGGCCTTGAACTGGTCGAGTTCCTTACTCCAGTCTATCGCCTCGGGAGGCAGAGCGATCTGGACGCCCGTGTCCCTCGGGTACAGTGCGGCGAGAGCCTGCCTAGTGGACTCGGACGTGTCATTCTCGACGGGGGGCGCCACCTTGTTCTGGACCCGCCACCAGAACGCCTCCGCCTTCGAGACGAGGCGCTTGATGAACTCGGGGTGCGCCTCGTAGTCGATCCAGACAGGGGGGCGCTTGAGCCCGTTGAACGCGCAGAGCGTCCCGTATGGGATGCGCGTCACCGCGAGTTGGCACTGGAGTTGGATCTGGTAGTGCGCGGGGGCGTCCTCTTCCCATTGGAAGTCGGTGGCCTTCGCTTCGAGGATGCCGCGCCCCTTCGCCTTGTCGTTCTCCCAGAAGTCGAGCGTGGCTCCGAGGAAGTCCACGTCCGGGTGGACGTAGATGTTGAACCGTTCGGCCTCTTCGACTTCACGGCCGGTCTTCTGGGCGAAGCGCCGACCGATCGCGCCCTGGAACTCCTTGCCCCACTGGACCGGCTCCGACTCGCTCAGGTCGGCGGACTCGATGGCGCCGGTCTTCTCGGCCCAAAGCGCAAGCTCCGACTTGAATGGGTTGGCTCCGAAGATGGACGCCACGTCGGATGCGGTCAGGAGGGTCTTGCGAGCCTCCAACCAAGCGGCCTCGTCCTTGCACTCAATGACCTTCATCGGTCGTTCTCCGCGAGCCGAATGGCGATGTCTCCGTAGAGGAGGAATGCCTCGTCCACAGAGAGCCTCCGCGATTCCTTATTGCTGTTGTAGATCACCTTCTCGGCGTAGATCACCGCGGCCATCTGGGCGATCACCGGGAGCCGCGGGTCGATCGGGTGCGTCTCTGCGCTCAACGCTTCATCTCCTGAAGCAGCCGCTTGGCGACTTCGATGGAAAGGCGAACGTCCGCGTGCTCGGGGCGCAATCCTCCCGTCTCGGTATCCATCCAAACGATCGGTAGCTTCACGTTCTGATCTCCTCTCTTGGTGTCGCCTTCACGATCCCGCACCACAGGCACTTGAGGCCGTCGGTGGACTCGATGACGAACTCGTGGCGGCGTCCCCTCTTGGCGCAGTGGGCCTGGAGGAGTCGGAACCGCTGCGGCTCCGTCATCGGGTCGGCGTAGAGCGCCTGGACTTTGCAGTGCGAGTGTCGGTTGCGGTGAATGAGACGATCGAGAGGGAGCGCGTCGTCTCCGAAGTCGGCGAGGGACGGGATGTACATCGCCATGTCATTGCCCGTCCTTCCCCAGAACCCACGGTCCACTCATGCCGCACTCTCCATTAGTGGATGCCTCATGCGAGGCTCCCATGTTGCCGTGTGCTTCTTTTGATTGCAGTGAGCGCATGCCGGTACGAGGTTGGTTAGCGCGTGCCTACCACCCGATGCCAGGGGGACAACGTGATCCATCTGTTCCCACTTCGTAATTCCGCAATAGGCACAGCAGCCGCCGTAGAACTCTACGACTTGCATCCAATCGCTTTCTGAGAACCTCTCGATTGGATTACATCGGCTCCGAGCCTTTCGGGAAGCCTCGTACTGGCGCTTCTTCAGTGGGTGGGCTTTCCGCCACTCGCGAACTTTCTCTCGTGCCTTGATCGTGTTGGCGCGATAGTATTCACGGGCGGCCTCGCGGGTTTTCTCGGGGTTCGCCCTGTAGGCTTCTCGCTGTGCCTTGCGCGCAGAGTCGATATTTGCATCGCGCCAGCGCCTATTCCGCTCAAGCGTTTGTGATGGATTGGCCGTGTAGTATTTCCGCTTGTACGAGAGCCTCTTGTCCGCGTGCTCATTCTCGTACTTACGTGCTTTCGCTCGACCCTCCGGGGATCTGGCCTTGATGCGACGGCATTCAAGGCATATCCGTTCAACCGTTTCATCGAAGTTGTGACCGCGCCTGCAGGCTCTCACTGAAGATCCTTGCCTGGAACCCATGGACCGCAGCCACTGTAATCCGGGAGACACGCGCGCCCGTACACTCGCCCGTGCAGAATCACGAAAAAACCCGCCATCGGATCTCCAGCCGCGTCGCGCTGAAGGCCGCACTCTGCCGGGCGCCCCTCGAACACGTCATGCGTCTGCGGGTCGTCTCGATAGACCGGATCGCCGTAGTGATCGCAACTGGCTGGATCGCTGGGTGCCTGATGGCACTCGAAACCGCTCCGTGCATCCTCGCTGTACTGCCACACGGGACAGCCACCGGAGGCGCCCGTCTGCCTCTTGACAAGCCACATCTCGCAGGCCGCGCGGTCGCCTTGCATCCCCTCGAAGTGGCAGTCGTTGACCGCTACCCCGTGGATCAACATGCACATCTCCTGATCGCCGTAAATCCTCACCGTCGAGTCGATCCCGTTCCCGTACCGCTTGTTGTTGAGGTAGACGTAGGCGCCCTCGGATGGCGTCTTGGGGCACGGGGTCAGGCCAGGAGTGGGCGTCGGTTCCGGCGTCGGTTCCGGCGAGGGGCTCGGTGTCGGCTCAGGAGTCGCGGTCGGAGTCGGCACGGGGGTAGGTGTTGCCGTAGGCGATGGCTCCGGAGTCGGCGCGACGCAGATCGGCTCGTTGGGGAACTCTTGGCAGTATTTCGTCTTCGAGTACCAGCCCAGCGAAACCAGCAAAAGCAACAGCCCGGCGCGCGTGAACCACTTTTTCACGTGGAACCTCCCTTAGATCGCAGCCATGAGGATGTAGCAGAGGATCAGGAAACTGATGATGACGATGATGTCCACGAGGTCGCTCGTCAGGATGAGCAACGGCAAGTCGCGGGTCATTTCGCCTCCATTGCCGCGACGATCACCTCTACCGGGATCTCGCGGCGCACCAAGTCGGCCTGACTGCGTAGCGATGCCGCACGAATAGCGGCGTAGGCGGCGGCGTAGGCGGCGTGGGCGGCGGCGTAGGCGGCGTAGGCGGCGTAGGCGGCGTGGGCGGCGTGGGCGGCGGCGGCGGCGTAGGCGGCGTGGGCGGCGGCGTAGGCGGCGTAGGCGGCGTGGGCGGCGGCGTGGACGGCGTCGGTGGCGTAGGCGGTGGCGTAGGCGGCGGCGTAGGCGGCGTCGGCGGCGTGGGCGGCGGCGTAGGCGGCGGCGGCGGCGGCGTAGGCGGCGTAGGCGTCGTCTACGGCAACCCCGACCTCCTCCTCAGTCGCTTCCCCACGCGCCCACCGCTCGGCTGTTTCGATCGCGCGCAATGGTCGGTCCTCGCCCGGAGGTACATGGACGAGCGCCGTCCTCGCACACGCACACGCCGCCAGAACCAGGAGCTTCCGGTCCAGCACCTTCGCGGCTAGCCAGAGCATCCAGTCGGCTCGTTCGCACTGCGCCCACGCCTCGGTGAGCGTGCGCGTGCCAACCCAGGCGACAGCCTCGCGACACGCGCCCATCTCAGCCAGCACGGACGGCAGGGCGCGCGTCATCGCTTGAGCCCCATCTCTGCCAGCAGCAGCTTCTCCAACTCCAGGTTGTAGGCGGCACTCGCGGCGGCCCTCGCGGCGGCACT